ATCAAACTCTGGCATTATGCACCTTTTTTTGACGCGTTAGCGTCGTTAACTTTTGTATCGGCTGCTATGATGATTCGGCCTGACTTTATGCACAACTTGGCGTACTCGTCCTCATGCAAATCATTAGGGATAGTTTGCAATCCTTGATCGTACAGAACGCCTTTGATGTATGTGGGACCTTTGAATATTGCTTGCATATATTGCTCCTTAAATGCCGTCGCGGTAGCCGACAGTCTCAGGGTAGACGAACTCAACAGAACCAAAGCCCCAGATATAAGGCGCAATAAAGCGGATTCCTTGGTAATAGGCAGTTTCACGACGAACTGGAACCATCGGGAAGCGCACAAAATCCTCATTGTTGGTATAGGCCATCATGCGGTCTGTGTCACCTTCTCCGGCTTTAACTAACCATTTTAGAGGCTGAATATTTAAAGGTCTGCCGTTGATATTATTAGCGATGGAGTTTTGAACTAAGTATTGCAGTATTGACACATTGCCAGAGCCGCTAACAACTTTAGTGCTAATCAAGCCGTATTGTTCAGGTGGAATGCGCAGCTCTGAAGGGCAGATAGCATAACCAGAAGAAGCCCACACAGAAGTTAGCAATTCGTTAACCTGCTCAAGAATTGTCGCTGGCGCTGCGGTACTCCAATCGGCACCAGTAACGGCGCCAGTTGCTACAATTGGGTTGTTAACTAGGCCAACATCTCCTGTGGAAATGTCGCCAACGTATACTTGGCTGTCTGTGTCCATCTGGTACATTAAGTTAAACGCGGACATTTGCGCCACGTCGATTCCTTGACCCAAAAGCTGCGAGCGTTCCAGCTCTACGGAACTATAGCTAATTTCACGGCCTAATAGACGTAAAGGAGTAGCTATCTTTTCACCATTAACAGAAACGGCGGGGATCGTGTTTGAGTTTGCACTCAGCCAAGGCTTACCGTTGGCCTGTTGAGTACCTACGCCAGCTACAGATGTTCTAGTGAAAGATGTGAGTTCATACGCCAGCGTAACACCTGAACGTAATTTAATGTCCCTATCCCAAGTAACAGAGTAGAGGGGTTCGTGCAGCTTCTGCTCAAAATTCTCTAGCTGATTAATGAAATATGCTAGGGTGCTGTCTTGTGTGCGTGCTGCACTATCGAAAGATCTAGCCTTGATAATCTGTGTCATTTATTTTATCCCTTATTATCAACGAGCAATGCGAATTTCGGCATTGTTTTGTGCGTCTTTGCCGTCGGAAGCCCAGATTACATTAGGCAACAACACCGTATTGGTTCCGTTAATAGCCGCAGAAAAAGAACCTATGGGTTGGTTAGCGTAAGCCACTACGACTACGAAGACATTAGAGCCGCGAATAGGCGTACCAGTAGGACACAATACGTTCACATAACCACGGGTAACGATACCTTGAGTAGATATTACGTTAGGGCCAGTGCCTGCGTAAGTATTAGAGCCTGCAACATTGGATGATACGCTCGGAGCAATACGAGATAAGACACCGTAAAAAAAGTTCGCAGTATCAGTAGTTCCAGCAGCACCCATTGTCTGGAATGTCGTGCTTCCGCCACCTGCTGCTTTTAACGCCAAGCCATAAGCCGCGGGCGTAAAGTCAATACTCAAAATGCCTGGCTCAATGGTTGTCTCATCAGGTCTGGTAACTTCGCCGGGAATGCCAGCTGGCGCTCTGTACAAATAAGAAGTCATATTAATTTACCTTTTTGTGACGTAATTCGTTCATTTGGTTAATTCTTTCTGGAGTCATAGGGCCATTATTAAGAGTACGGAAGCTGTCCACAGTCGGGGCAAGCTGCGCGGCTCTCTTGGCTTTAATAACTTCAGCGCACGCTTTGAGCTTGTTTTTTGGTGACATACCATCAAAAGTAGACAGTATTTTTTTGCCTTCTGTGGTACGAGCTAAACAAGACAAGGCGTCTCTAACTAGCGTACGACTTGGTGCTAAGCCAGGGGCGATAACTTCGGCTTGGCTCACGGTCTCGGAGTCAATCGTTGCGGTGTCCATTTCCATCTCATGACCTAGCAACTTAGAAAGGGCGCTTTCAATGGCCTGTAGGCGCATGTCCATATCGCTTGGCTGTTCATTTTCGCTTTGCATTACTTCCGTAATATCCGTATTTTCCAATTCTTCTCCGTCCGCATCGGTCATTTCCATTATCGACTTTTGCTCATGCTCTATCATCTTAACAATTAATGCCTCAATGCGGGCTAGGCGCTCTTCTAATGGGCTAGCGTCAGTTGTAATTTCTTCTACAACCTCCGGCATTGCCTCGTCTAGAGTCCGGCCAAACGCGGCGAGTAGCTTATTTTTTAAAGTCATGCACTTATTACCCCTTTTAGTGGTTTTTGGTTTGTGATCTCTTACTGCTACCTGTGGGCCATTGCGCCCGCGACGTACTAATGCGCCATGATTACACAAAATCTTAGACTGCTTACCAAGGCCTGGCCTTACTTGCTCGTACTCGGCATCATATCCCAATGAAACCTCACGCAAACCAGATTTTATCATAGAGATGCCATCCGCTGACGTAATCAAAAAATCCGCCAGCAATTTGTCAGAATCTGCACCAGTACCCGGGCGAACATTTAACATTGTACCCACGGCCAGATTGCGCCATGTCTCGGGAGTCACAAAGTCAGCGGGGTGGTCAATAGTTATCGGCTTGCCTTCAATAGACGCGATGGTTTCAGGCGAGAATAACTCGTCAGCGTAACGGGTTATTTTGATTACACCATCGCTGCCAGCGTCCACTGGTGAGCTTCCCTCAGCATCAATTAATTCGCCGTCTTGGTATAGCAACTCACCAGTACGAGCAATAGGGACGGCCTCGCATAGCAAATAACCTTCTGGGGTTTGACTGATGTGTTCGCTTAGTTTGGCAGTGGTGTAATATCGTGGTTCGTCCCGAGTTTTCCCCGCGGACTGGTAAGCAATAGCAGCAGCTTGTGCCGAGGTCTTGCCGGAACTGATAAGCTCGCGGATATTTTCGGAGATTATTTTAGACGACGACCCTTTTTTTAAAGGCATAAGAAAGGATCTCAAAATATGGAATATGCCAATTATACATTAACAAGATATTTACAACAAGTTACGGCGTAACATTCAACAAATTACATGTTGTTTTGTTTTGTGGCAAGCATTGATTTATCGCTTAATCATAAATGTTAAATATCTAAACAGCATCAGAAAATACCGGCTCCGGATAACAGCGGCAATTATATATCCCACCAGCGTTAGTTGTCGTTCCATCGCTCAACGTAGGAGGACTGGCCCAATAACAAACCTTCCCATCCATCTCTTTGTGGGACTCTCTGACGTCCGAGTCTTCAGAAGTGCGCCAGATGTACGCCTCACTTCCTACACTTACGGCGCGTGCTTCTGTTAACTGACTACTTGCCCTAGCTACCTCAGTTCTTGCTATCAACAAAGCCCGAGACGACGTGACCTCACCCGTCCTTGCGATCTCTTTGGCTATCTCGTCGGCACGTGCACCGTCCAGTGCAGCCTCTAAAGATAACTTCTGCGCCCGCTGCGCCGCTACTGTTGGCAAGGACAAAATCAGTTCTACCTGCTCATCCATCAAAGACATTACCTTCGGCAGTACTGGGTCTTTACGCATAGATGCGCCTAGCTTCTTGCTCATCGCCGACCAAGCCGCAATATTACTCAAGTCAACCGAAGTAACCATTTCACGAGCTACTTTTTGCGCCCAAGGGAAAAGCCCTTGAGTATAAAAAGCCATTGCTTCCTCGTAGCCGTCATTTAAATATGAGCCATCCCTGTAAGACTCCGTGATATCTCCAACTTGCTGTGCAACCTTTTTTAGTTTGCGGGCATATTTTTTTTCTTGGGCTTTTTTGGCTGAGAACCCCTTTGTTTTTGCGTCCAAAGTCAAAGAGCGCATTATCAAAGACTCAACCAGCGCTTAATGCGATCAAGTGCGTTTAGGTCTTGCGGACTCTCGGCAGCTTGTTCTTTCTCTTCCTCTAACCTTGGCATTGGCGGAAGCTCTTCTTCTTCTTCGATATCTTCCGGAGCAATGTTCGTAAATACCCCGGTATCTTCTGATGCTTGCCGCAGCTCTTGCATTCCGATTGCAGTAGTAATTAGTCCGGCCTCCATAGCTCCGATCACGGTCTCTGTTATCGTCTTGGCGTTGTTGGCTTTCTCAGTGGTGGACATTTGCCACAGGCTCCTGAAAGTAAACGACATCTCCTCGGGAGCTGGCAAGCCGTACAGGCTCTGATGTAGAACTTTCAAGATAGTATCCATACCGCTACGGAGGCGGCTTTCTTGCTGGGAATATATGTTATCGTAATACATGCGCATATCATGCTCGCCAGTTGCACTCAGCCCCGCCGGAGACTGTCCCATCAATCGCGTAATGGGAATTTGCGTAGCACCAGCGACTTGCTGTGCAAACTGCTGAATCATGTCACCCATGCCCGCGAAACTGTAAGTGGACGTTTGCATTACATCTTTAGAATCCAACAATGTAATGCCTTCGTTGGTCTGCATTTGTCGTACATAGGTAAACATTTTCATTAGGTTTTCCTCTGCTGGCCCACCCATAGCTAGGATTTCTCGCAGATTTTCAATCCCTATAGTTCTTAAATGCACTTTGTCTAGCAGGTTTGCGGCTCCCATTGTTGCCGTATCAAACGCCAGCATTCGGTCATAAATGCGTTCTAGTACGGATTCGCCCCAGTAGTCCTCTGTGATAGCTTGGAAGAATGGAAGTTGTATTCCTATCATCCTCACACACCTAGAATAATGAATCTCCGTTCCAAACGTAGGCTGTCCGCTATCGTCAAACGCACTGACGACCATATAATACTCTGGCAGCCCAATATTTGGGCCAGATTGTATCATCCTTGTTAAATCTGGCTCGACTTGCCAGCGGTCATATATCGACAATCCGCGAAACTGGTCCTTGCCTATGGAGCAGATACGAAGCGGAGTAGATAGGTCCTGTCCTTCTAGCTGAAGCACTGCCAGAGAACCACCATAGAGCCTGCTCCATTTGATGCAGTTTAGCAGTGCGTCCCAAATACCTAACCTAGTTAATCCAGTCTGCATTTCCATAACTTGCTGCGGGTCGGTAGTGGCGATAATGTCTATACCACTGCGCACCATATCTTCAGCTATTGAGTCAACCACGCCACCAGCAATCCAATTTTGCCTATACATCCACTCTAGCTTTATTCTGTTATCTGTTAATAGCTCGCTGGGGCCATAGGTGCCCGCGGAATACGAGTTATCGGCCTGATACCCTGAGCGTTGGATAAGGTTTGCGAACCCGTCGCTAGTGCTGGCTGCTGTTGCTTTGTTAGTCTTTGGCTTTGCTGGCTTTGCTGGCTTAGTAGGCATCATGTCATCTCAAGTAAGTTGTGGCGGCTCATGTCATCCTTGCCCACAAGCTGGCGGCGCTAGTAATGCATAACATATCAGTTATGGCATCGATGAATGGGTCTATTTGGTCATCATGTGCATGTGTACCTTCTGCTGAGAAGCTCTCGCACTCGGCTAAAAAATCGTTTAGGTAGGGCGCATCTTTAGGCAGTCGCACCATCCCTGCCTCAATGTATCCGACAACATCCAATAGGCGGGTGTATTTGTCGCGCGATCTCTGTATGCCTGCTACGGGGATATGAGCCTTTAATCTAAGGCCTTGTATTAATCCTGTTCCTGAAGCCTTGTCTTCAACCTTTAAGTGTCTAAGGCGGCTTTCTTGGTCGGCTTGGTGCTTATTCCAGAAAGCTACCGCTCGGCGTTCAAGCTCCGGAGCTTCCCATTTGCCCCTAATCATATCTAGCAAATACAGCTTGCCATCCTTACCTTTACCCCAGCATTGAAAGACGCTGTAATCGTGCCGCTCTTCGGTCTTTAACGCAGTGTCGGCATAGATAGCCCTATATTCCATATCTGGAGTTATCGAGTACAGTTCCAGCCATTCAGTGCGAATGATGCGGCCTCCTCTAGGGTTAGGCCTTTGTTGTAATTGTCCGGCAGTGGCAAAGCTACCCAGCGACTTCTCCAGCTCGACCACTTGTGCCTCTGGGAACCGTTCAGGGAACATTAACTCGCCTTCTACCGTGCGTGGGTCACCAGTGCCGACTACGTGTTTTGAGCGTCCTATTTCGTAGCGCATAGGGATTAGTAGGTGCTGATATCCCAATTCTAGCGCAACGTCGGAAATGTCCCCAACAGCTAGACGTTGCATGATAATGACAATGGAGCTTTCATCCGAGTTAACCCGGCTTGGCAAAGCCTCACGGAAGGTGGTTACATCTGAAGCTAACTTTGTCCTACTGTTGGCATCATCCACACTGTGAGCATCGTCTATTATCACGCAATTGTGGACTAAGATCCCATTTGCGAAAAAGCATCTGGTCTCTTCCACTTGGAGGTCATAGACCGTAACTGGTTCGCATATTCTCTCAACCAAGGCCACATAATCACTCTCGACGCCGACCTTTCCTTTTTGCAGCACTCGCAATAAAACATCATCGGGGGAAAGAAGGCGCGCCTCGATATATCCTCTGGCGGTGTAGAAGCGATGATCTCCCGTACATTCAACCACGACCCCTGAGGAAGTATGCACTCGATAGAAATCCTGCGATGTACGCCTAGCCACGGCTTGGATGGGTCTATAAACCAACTCTCTAGAATTTTGCTCATAACTTAAAACATCACAAGTTATCGCGTCGTTTACGATATTTTCAATGGCAATTTTTCCAATGCTTGTATCTACCAATGACCCAGCCAATAGACAATCGCCCCGGCTGCCAGTCATAGAACCAAAGGCCATAGATTCACGGAACCCTGTGCTGCTGTTTTCGAATTTCTGCCGCTGGTTCTGGTCACCTACAATCTGCACCGGCCACATAGACTGATACCACGAACTCTGAATCAACCTTCTACATTTCACATTGTCACGTGTGGCTAGGTCTTGCTTGTGTGACGTGCTCAGGTATCGGCGCGACGCTTTGTCTTTTGCTCCCCACTCCCAAGCTGGCCAAAGTACGGAAGTTAACAGGCTCTTCATTGAACCCGGCGATACATTAATTAACAAACGGTTAATATCGCCATAAGTCACCGCTTCGAGATGGTCACATATAGCGTCTAAAGCCCACCCCCACTTAAGCGGAGAGGTAGGCTCTAAAACATGCCATGCACGCTGCGCAAAATAAGATAATTTACGGGTGCAATATTCGCGCTCTATAGCTACAAAATCAGCTTTTGTTAGTGTTATCGTGCGCTTGGAGGAGCTCATCCATTACCTGTGGGGAAAGTTTGCTAACGTCAATATTAGGCGACATGCTGCCGTCTGAGCTGGTGTGGTCTATTGCTGTAATATCACGTAATCCTAAATCTCGCGCTATTAAGCCAGAGTTGAATATATCAACCGCGGCACCGGAATATTTCTGTTCAAATATGATATTATTGATAGCTTTTACGGTGTCGGAATACCGCTCTTCTTTGGCCCATTGATACCAACTATCCCTATTAATATTTAAAAACAAACACATACCCTGAACTGTAAATATTCTAGGCTTCGGTATTTTCTCTAAAGTAACAACTCCTTGGAAATGAAAAGGTTTTATATCATAGACAGGATTATCAATTGCCCACTCGAAATACTTCAAGCAAGCGTTATATAACTCCTCCTGAGTTTCAAACTTGCGCGGCTGTCCGCCAAGGTTGACCATATCCCATAATTGCCGCTTCTTTTTAGGCTCTGGGGCTGAACTATCGTTAGCCATCTTTCATTACCTCAATTTTAATTATTAATTTAACCGTTAAGAATTGTTAATACATGGATAGTACATCGGCTGATCTATTGCCCACTCAAAATAGTCTGAGCAAGCGGACTGCAACTTCTCCGGCGTCTCGTATACGCAGTGCTGCCCGCCAGCATTGAACATATCCCACAATTGCATCTTCAAATCATCACTATCCTGTATATCCAGCAATTGCATATTTAAATCATCACTTGCCACTTTGTGTTGCCTCGCTTTGCAAAGCCGGGGTTACGCCTTCCTTGGTCGTGTCTGAGATTTTAATAAAAATATGACCTCCGACTGTATCACCTTTACGGATTGATAGCGTCCAGTGCTTGTCGTCCACTTGCAATGCATCGGAGATCCCATCAAACCCTGCCTTGGCCGCTGCCAATGCGTTGTCTAAGTCAAAGCTACGCCTAGTAGGTGGCGAGAACGTTATATCTAAATGTAGAGAGTCCGTCAAAAGTGGCGTTGCGCCCTGCTCAATGGCTGTATTATAGCAAAGAGCGCGGTACTTTCTCTTCAAAATCATTGTTTTTGCCCAATGATTCCGGCAGTTAGGGCTTAATCCTACAGGTGGCCAAGGCATTGTTAAATTCACGGATAATCACCAATTCAATATAGGAATAATACAACATTAACATCTATTCGGTATTTTTTCAAGTAATCGCTGGCAACTCGCGCCAGCTTGTCTTGACCTTTAGATGCCACCAGCAACCTGTAGCTTAGCTCTATCTATGCAAGCGCTCCGTTGCTTTGGGTTGGGAGTTTATCTGTTTTTTGCCTAGTAAAGGTTAGGATTGGAATCGATGCGGCATTAATGGATATATCCACACGGAAAGACAATATGCTTTTATTGTTGGCGACTTCTTAATTAAATAAAGAAACTTCTGCATTGTAATAATTAACCTGTTTGTTTTATTCGTCACGGAAAATAAAGACTCCACATTCTACAGGCTACTTACTTTATTTTCTTTAAATGCCATTTATTTAAAATGATAGATTGCTTTGTAATTGATATTTAATTTTGATGAGTCTTTTAAATTTGATATAATCTTATTCATGCTAATGTCTCCTTAATAGGCTTTAGCTAGAGCTGTTAGCTGCTGGACACAGTTAACAGTTCGCCCACTACATATCACAGCAAAAACCATCAAATCCCACCAAATCCTAAAACCTCCTAGAATCGATTTTAAGCAACTTTTGTACCTACCCAGTAGGTCACGTTAACTTTTGCGAGATGTGCGCCTAGATTTTGCTTACAGGAGCTTTTAGAGGTATCTGAGGCCTCATTCCTAACTCGACTCCCTGTTTTGTGGCCTAATGACCAAAAAACAAGCCAAAAAATTAATCTTCAAAAAATTACAAAGCGCGAAAGCGCCTTTTTTTTGTTTATTTTTTTTAATGTGTTTTTTGTTTTTTGTTTCTTGTTTCTTGTTTCTTGTTTGGTTGAACGTCCGTTGGAATCTTACAATTCAACTGCTCAATGCATTGATTTACTTAACAAAACTTATCATATCTAATGATCAAAATTTCCAATATTTTACGTGGTATTTAGCAATTATTACGTTGAGTTTCTTGTTAACTTATCCGTTTACGGTGAGATAAAATAGCTTATTAACTGCGTTTTTAATCGCTTGTTGCTTATCAGTGCTGTAAACGCATGCATTTATTAATGTAATTGATTTCTTGAGGGTTTATAGTGCTTCCCTGCTTAATTTAACGTCCGTTGAACGTCCGTTTAGCGTCCGCTGAAAGTTTACTATTATCAACTTAATAAAATAGTGTAATATGATGATCTAAGTTGTTGATTTAATTTAGCTTTAAGAAATGGCGTAATTGTTTATGCAAAGGAGGGTAAGTTGGAAAGGGATTAATTATGAACTAATATCTCCGGTTATCTTGAGCGCCCATATAACCTCATGAGAGGGTATTTTATTTCCCTCATGCAGCGAACTAATAATACGTCTAGCTTTCTCTAAATCTACTAGTTTTAATAAACTGGATTTATCTTCGTCTTTATTTTCTGCTAAAGAGTGCATACATTTACCCCGCATAGAATAATAGTTACGCATTTATAAATATAAGGTAGGCGATGCTAAAATAGCAGTCCATTGCTTTATTGTTATTGTCCTTAATATATTATGAGAATTATTATGATGCTGCGTTTTTAATGGTAGGGTTAGTTCTCTTAGCTAGTTGTTTTTTTAGTTTGTTAATAGCAGATAGTGCAGATTCTCGGTCGGATGGTATACCCGTATCCTCAATCATCCGCTGGCCTATCTGCGGAATAGTTCCTCCGCTGTCTAGTATTTTTGTAATCGATTTTATGACTCTCTCGCACTCTGTAAGCGTAGAACTCTCTGTAAGCGATTCTGAGCGTATTTTCCGGTGGATCTTCCTTACTGCGTAGGAGTGTATGTCATTTCGCCACGGGTACGAGTCAGAGTCATCATAATTAGATCTCGTGTTGATATATTCCATAACATCATCAAAAAGATCTTCTGCGCTCATGATGCCGTGGCGCGAATAATTCGATACTTTGCACCAATGTATGAACTGACCAACCGCCGGGAAAAAAGGGTTAGAGCTAGCTCTAGCGCCTCGTAATCCAGACCGCAAGTGTTCGCTCTTGTGGACTCCTTGTTCTTTAAACGCGATAATCCATTGTCTCTTTGTTAATATTTCGTGGCTTTCATCCTTGAAAATTGTATTAATACTGGCTGGGAAAATAAGCTTTAAACGCTCAAACAGCCAGTTGACGATATCATTTGCTCTGTCGTCTAGTTTTTCGTGTTGCTCCTCATGATTTGATTTTTTTGCTAGTTCCGCCAGTGATGCTGAATCTTTATATTTTATTATTTCCACTATGTTATTAATCATGTACAATTCGCCTCGAATTAATCGTTAAATGGGAAGTTTTCACTTGCCCATCCTTCTACTGTGTTCCAATTGTTACGCGACTCCTTTTCCTGCTCTTTGTCAAATACCCATTGAGCTTTGAACCCATTCCATCCTCTAGCGCAGCATTCGATGAGTGCATTCTCGAGTGACCACT